TCATTTAACATGTCAATCAATCTTGACTCTTCAGGTGGAAGTAACTTTCCACGTCTATATCTTCCGTGAGATATGTGAGCACGCATGGCATCGTGGCGCTGCTGTTGTTCGTGGTTGTTCATCTCAAAAGACTGAAACATTGGAACTTTACCCAGTGTGTGAGTGTTAATAGCCATCTGCAATGCGATCTGTGACTTACCTGTTTTAGGAGGTGCAATAATTGTAATTAATTGACCACCTTGTAACCCTGCAGTTGCTTCATCAATCTTTTCAAAGCCAGTAGGGATTCCTAGGAAGGTTTGGTTTTGGAGTGCTTGATAGTCTTTGTATCGCTGTTCGGTGTTCTTGCTAAGGTCAACTTCATGCGTGCCCAAAACTCCTTGCTCGTTAACCTTGGAGATGGTTTGTTCCATGGCAAGTAGCGCTGCGTTGTGGTCGTTGTCTTGGAGTTGTTCAACGGCATTTTCAAGTCCTTGTCGTGTGAGTAGTCGACGACGAAAATCAACTATGGTGTCAAGTAAGTATTCAATTGAGTCTTCTACATCAAATATCTTGTAGTTTGGATAATGATCTTTAACGGTTGTTCCAGTTGGAACCTCACTGTAGTCGGCATAATGCTTTTTAATAAATAACCAAACTTTTTTATTATCATCATCTAAGAACCATGACTCTTGAACACCACGCTCTAGTGCAGGGACTAAGTCTCTGTCACGAATGATCTTGCTTACTAAACGGTGTTCGTTATCTGCCGCCACTGCTCCCCCTCTTACAAATTACTTAATTCAACTCCTGCTGATCCATATCTTGCAACTCGACCTGGGATATCAATCACTCCCTTAAGATTAGCACGGTATGGAAGTGTCCCTACCAACTCATCTACGGTTTCATATAACTGCCAATAGTTAAACGGATTAACCACACGGCGCTCTAACTTTTCTAACGCTTTATCAAGCAACCCTTCTGTCCAACCTTCGGACTCAAAGCCTGCTAACTCTAATGAGGTACCATAATCACCTGAAAGGCGCCACAGCCTATTACAAGCAAGCATATCTATGTTGCCTAGTTTATGCGTTAATTTTTTGCCCAGGAACTTGCGCTCCTCTTCCTCAATTAAATTTATAACTACATCTGTTACACAGATAACTTGTGGAGAGGAGACGTTTGATATGTCTCCATTCTTCATAGTACCTCGACTTTACTATACTTTAATATAAGTTCACGAAACGCAACAGGATCATCTATTGCATNTTGTACTAACTCTTCTGGAAGTTCTTTNGGAATNTTNATTGAGTANTGCCCNTCGTTAAANCGCATNTTGCCNTTTACAAAACGTGTGTGCTTACATACNTTTGATTTCTTCCACACAGGACAGTTACAACGGGTGTCGTGTGTTTCNGTATCAACCTCTACCTCAAAAACACCTGCAGCCTGNGAAGAAATAAAAACTTGAATAGTGCGCCATGATGAATCCAAGTTCATTCCTTTCATTGTGCTGCTCGTAGGTCTGAACCAAGTATAGGGACTCTGACAAAGGCTTCTTGAGCGAAACTAGCCATCGCTTCTTTGTACTGCGCCTCCCAATTTTCTAAACTAACATTAGTAGTGACAATGGTGGGTAGTCCCTTGTCGTAACGCAGTCTTAAGATTTCATCNAATGAAGTGTCATCGTATTTAGATCCGTACTCTTTACCAAGATCATCAATGACGAGTATGCGAACATTAAGCCAGTCGAACTTCGACCGCCCGTGAAGTCCATCTAACTCATAAACCATATTACGTTTGTCTTCGGGGTCAGCGTCGAAGGTCGACTTTTTTCTAGACAAAAATTCTGGATAGGTCATGTAGTAAATGGGCGAAGCCTTTAACCCGTAGTCAGTTGGGTTCATTGCAAGAACCTTTGCGGCATCGTGATCTTCATTCGGCAAACGTCGAACAAACTCCATAGCAGCAACGACTGCGTGAGTTGTCTTACCAATTCCTGGTCCTCCATCAAACAAAAGACCAACACCGTTAACCCCAATGTTGCCAATCTGTTTGATCACGTTGCCATTGACAGCGTCATCGATCCAAGTGGCTTCTTCTTCTGGGAATGATCCAGCCCTATCCACAATGTCACTTGGCTCAAGGCCAAGAAAGCGACGTGGGATATTTGAAGTCCTCAGCAACCAGTGACGCTTCAACGAAGAGAGCGTATTGATATCGTACATTTAAACCTTATAAGTAAGTTCACCAGTGAATGAAGTTGGTCGACCCTTTTCATCCTTCGCTTCTCCTGCAACCATCTTTACACTCTTGCGAGGAGTAAGTTCTTGAACCATTGCTTTTACATAACGCTTTGCTGCTGAGGCGTTGCGCCATGCAGTTGTAAACATCGCTTGGACAACTGCTTCTTCGTTGTTTACTTGGACAATCGCAAGCCATGCTCCACCCTTTTCAGAATTAAGAGTTACTTGTGCGTGGAATTTATAATCTACTTTCTTAGCCATTTACTTCCTCCAATTAGGTGAATTGACATTGCTGTCGTAAGTACTACTAAAACATATCCAAATATATCTTTCAATTCGCTACCCCCTTCAAACGGGTTTCATGCCGTTCTAGTTGTGCTCTTCCCGACATTGAGTTCTGGAATACACGACCATCACTTGCTGTCAGTGTGCCCATCTTAACCACAGTATCTGATGGGGCGGTAACTTTATTTAGGCCGAGGTTTTCTCGTGCTTGGTTCATCTTCTTGCCAAAGGAAGCAAGGTAGATCCTATACAGGTGTGGCGCTTCATCGCCAATGTCTTTAAAGTTCCGCTCATCCGCCATGAACAACCGAAGCAACTCTAACTCAATCAGAGCGTTGGTGTCGTACTGCTTTCTAAATTTGGCAAGGGCTCCTGAGAGGTTCTTGACGTTGACCGTTCCTGGTAGGAGCGGGTACTTGCGACCAACTCTAAATGAGAACTCAGCAGCGACGTCCATTGGACTCCACTCATGCTCTGGTCGCTTCCCTCGTGTCTTAGGGTCAGACTTCCTGATCTTTGGCTGGGGCGCATCACGATTTTCCACGAGCCCAAAGCCTGCAAGATCTTCTCCATCATCTTCATATTTTCTCATAAAGATTTTCACTTCCTTTGTGGAACCGCTTGCGGTTTCCATATCTTTTAATTTATAACTAGTAAGTCTATTAGGTACTAATGGCTTATCTACTATTCTGCTATGTGACCTATAGTCAAGTGAGGTGCGGTCATTTGAAGCCCAAATGTCTTGGGCTTTTAAAGGCCCAGATGTCACATGTGGGCTTGTAATGTCCACAATGTCTTTGCCACGGTAGCCGTTAGCCCTCTTTGTCTTGGTGCGATTTAAAAAGCCCGCTTTTTCAAGGGCTACAAGGCCTCTACGAACTGTCTTCTCCCCCACTCCCCCTGTCAGTGTACCCAACTCGGCTGCTGAGGCCTTTAAACGGCCTTCAGGCCCTGATTTGAGGCATATGACGGCGAGTAGTCGGAACTGAAAATCAGTAAGATCTGATGTGTAGGCTTCTACTGGGATTTCCACGGGCGCAACCTACTCTTCAAAGGGGTCAATGTCACCGTGTATGTCTGGGTCCACCATCAGCGACTCGATTGTTTTGCCCATGGTGTCCATGATGCTCTCGGTTAGGTAAAGCGAAAAGACCTCAATGAATTTTGAAAGGGCATCTTGCATCTCTGCATAGAGGTCATCGCTATCGCTGTGATCGATCTCAATAGGTTCCAAACCATTGCGAATGTTCCACACGTCAAGTCCGTAGTCTTCTACTGAGTGAAGAACCATGTGGGCCTCAATGCTGTCATCCCATGCAATTGCTAGCACGTCTTCAGGAGTTACGTTACGCAGCACTTCCTTCAACGGATTGGATGTGTGAGTTACTTTGTTCTCTTCTAGCCCTGAGTAGTCTTCTCCCACTTCTGGAAGATAAAAATGAATTGGGCGTTTCTTTTTTAAACATACCTCAACAATACTTTCCAAAGGAAGATCTGCCCCATGTAGTGGGACTACCACATCGCCTTCAGGGTATGCGTCTAGAAGGCTACTAACTCCTTTAGAAACATCTTCGTCTTTAAATCCAATGATAATGATGTTCCGCATGATGCTCCTATANTCGTGGTAGTTGTCGTGTTACTACTGCTGGTTTGTTAATGTACAGATTAATTGCCAGAGCAACAAATGTTGCAGNAGGAACTAGTACTAGCATCATAAGTGTCCATTGCCTGTGTATTACATATAGACAGGCAAGGCTTAATGGCATAGAGAATATTTTATTAATCATGCTTTTACTGAGAAAAAACCACTGAAGGGCAAGTTCTGTTAGTTCAAGTAGGTAGGTAACAGCAAGTCCTGTTAGCAGGACGGAGAGTAGTAGGTTGGTCATAGACCAGATACTACACGGTCGTAGAGGTGTACTCCACTCCCGCATAGGTACGCAAGCGCCAAAAGGTGTTCTGAGGTACCCAGTCGTTTAGGGTTTTGCCCAACCTAGGGATTTTACTAGGTTTGTTTGGGTATAAATAAGTGTAGGAATTGTTAGCGGTCCCAGCCCATATAGCGCCAAAGTTTGATGGAAGAGAGCCATCAAAATAATCGGAAGGATTTATTGCTTTTTCAAATTGAACGCAATCAATGTAGTAAGAACCAGCAGTTCCACTAATTGCAATTGAATAGAACGCAACATTGGGTTCACCAAGTGCGTCAATTAAATCTGTAACAGAAAACAATGTCCATGCAGAAGTTGAATTAAAAGTGGTTGTTTCTACGTGACCAGTAGGGTTACCGTCAATGTCTTTACCAGTAAAGGTTACAGAAAAAGGTGCTGAGGTTTTTGCGTACAAAGAAAATGTGTAATAGTTTCCTGGAAAAACCGCTATGTCATCAACAGTGTAAGACCAAGATCCAGTTCCTGTTATTAAGTTACTATTGCTAGAAGAATATGCAATATCTGAAACATCAGAGTCTTGAGAAGAGGTAGCGGAACCAGACAATGTCCACCCATCGGTAGTGTTTACTTCAAATGATGGGTTAGCAATGTAGTTTGTATTAATTGGATTTAAAAAGATATCTACAGCACGTGCTTCATCATATGCAACAGCATTCCCTAATTGCATACATACTTGATCGATATAGTAAACCCCTGATCCATTTGAACCAATGTCAAGACCAGCATACGAAGCCCCTGTAGGCGCTGTTGCGGTGTTACTTAATGTCTTCCAGGTATTGTTTGCAGAGATTGTAGAAACAGTAGTTGCGCTTATATAAGTGCCAGTTCCATCAAACCAAGCAATATTAATAGAAACATTTCCTGCACTGGTAGGTGATTTTACCTTACAAGAAGAAATATATTCAGAACCTTCTGTAACAGGTATTCCTTTTGTAATAGGAAAGTCACCTCCAAGAAGCATGCTAAAACCACCACCGCTTGCAGTCACTTTACATGTGTCTGTTGTGTCAATAACATTGTCTCCTGGTGAAGGTACTTGTTCTTGACTTACCTCTGCTGTAGAACTACTAAATACCCAGTTACCTAACCCACCATAAAATGTAGAATCTTGAATTGTTAATAAAAGGTTTTTAGAAACAGTAATATCTGGTGCAAACCCAGTTACAGATTCTGCGTATGTTTGTAACCCATTTTTAGTTCCTTTGTGTCCATACATATAAAGCGCTTCACGTATAAGTCTTTTTTGATTTTTAGTTGGCAAACCTGGTTCTGCAGATAGACCTACATTGTTTCTTTCAGCAGGTATTAATGCAACAGGTGTTTCATACCCAGTGTGTCTTGGTCTAAGCAAGTCTAGTAAGGTGTAAAATTCGTCTACAGTAAAAGACATTCCATATAAAAAATCATAAAGAGCAGAAGAGGTATCAATTGATCCTAACGGGCTTTGTTCTTTGCTTGTAAACACACGAGGAATAACATTCATAACCGTATCATGTGTCCCATGGTTTGATGGAACAATAGCAGCAATTGATCCAGCGGTTACCCAAATTTTTGAATCGGTAAATAAAAATACTCTGTAATAAACTTGGCGCCCAGGAACCAATGGAATATCGTTTGGGTTATCTTGCCCATCAATAAAAGAAGATCTTGATACACCACCAGCAGTTGCAAATTCATCAAAAATAATTACGCCATCTTCAGCAGTTTCTGGGTACCCCGCTTGGTTTCTTACCAATCTAAACCGTGTAAAAATTCCATATGGTGATTGCCAATTAATTATTACTTTTCTAAAATCTGTAGTTTTTGTGCTACTAACAAGAGCAGACATTGGAGCAACAGAAAGACGAAGTAGAGGTGTTGCACCGTACTTAATTGAACCGTAATAACCTACACCGTATTTAGTCACGTACTTTAGTCCTTAACAACCAGCAAGTAAGAATGAACTTATTGTCTCTCCACCTTGAGCAACTGGTGCCCATGAAGCGGTGCTTCCATCTGTAGTTAGATAGTTTCCTGTTTGACCTGATTGGCTTGGAAGAAAATTTCCAGTTGCCCAACTTACATCGTAATCAGAACCAGATGCTTTTACAAGAACTTGACCTGTTGTTCCTCCTGATGGAAGACGCTCAGTGTAAACGGCATTTAATCCGTACTCAATGTTTGCAATTCGATCTTTAAGTGAGTTCCAGTTTGTTGTAATTTGGTCAAAAGAACCAACCCAACCAGATCCTACACTTATGTAAGTTCCAAGAGTAGACTCAAGAGAACGTACTTCATCCTGAAGACTGTTAACGTGTTCAGCAAGAACGGTGTCAGTGAAGTCAACCTTTGTTGTAAAGGACTTAACTGATGATGGATATAGCGCTGTCACTGGTCTTCCTTTCTAGCCTAAAGGCCATTTTCTCGTCTTTGCCACCTATTTACTGCCTTAACTATTAGCCATTGATTCCGTGTGTATGCATTGGTGCTGTTCTTGTACTTAAATTACTATGCAAAGTAGCCAACTGGGACTCAATGCTTTTTAATTTATTGGCCATCGCCAAAAGGCTTGCTACTAAGTCGACCTCTTGGGTTCCATCAGGTTGTTTTACAACTATTAAGTAAGGCGTAAGACCAGTTAAAGAAGTTGAGTTGTCTAATGGTTTTAAAAGTAACTGTTTATTTTTTCCTTGGTTCTTACCAAAAGCCCCTATCCAAACTGGATAGTCGGGGTCCCCACCAATATATTGAACCCACACTCCTTGTCCAATTACAGGCATAGCGGTATGGATGCTGGAAGGTTCTACAGGCCAAGCCCAATCCGTTACTTCAGAGCCTGTAGTTTGTGTGACAGAGACTTGTAATCGTCTTTGGTTTTGCGGGTCCTTGTTTCCTTTAACGACCCCACGGTATACTCCGTAGTAGCGAGTTATTGGGTCCATTACATTTCGCTAAGGCTTATGTTGTCTTCTCTAAATCTAAAGATCTCTCCTGCAGCACCAGTTAAGTTATTTAACCCACTTCCACCTAAGTTATGAAGAGCAATAACTTTTACTGTTTGAATTCCAGAAGTTTGTTGAAGAACAAATTCAATGTCTTGTGGATAAATTTTGTCTTGAAATTTCATTCCAACATAACCAAATGCAGTAAGAAGATCGTTTTTTAAATTACCCTCAACTTCTTCAGTTGTGTATTGCCCTAATTTTGTATATTGAAGTTCAATAACAGCATCTACATAGGCTGGAGGTTGGATAGTCACGCTTGTTCCTATTAGTACTTTATCAGCAAGAAATGTTTCTAAGTTTGTTTTTAGCAACATGTATTCAACAGTTGGATCACCTATGTCATTTAATCCTGGTGCTGGGTCGTTATCTGAAGAAGTTCTGCTTGGCGCAATGTAGACTGTTACAGACGTCCATACCGATGCTGTTGCATTGGCTTTTCCAATTCCACTTACAGATAAAGATAAATCAGAAAAATCCTTAAGCGTTACAGCCCTGTTTCCTGCACGTAAAGATGATGGAGCAGAAATACGAATTTGGTCATCACTTTCTGGATCAGAACCTCCTAAAGAAAATGAAGGGTTAGTAACAACAATCGCTGATTGAAGTGCGGTTACTTGGCTTTCTGATAGCCCTGGAACGTATTCAAAAGTGTCAATTAAAGCACTACCAATATTACCTATTGCGCCTCCTCCAACAATATATTTAACACGTAGTTCAGAATAAATAGTTGGAATTGCACCAGACACACCGTCACCAAAGGTTATTGAAACAATGTTGTCTTTGTCTAAGAACACAGAGTACACAAGGTCTGTTGGGCCGTAATCTAGCAAGTGTTGAACTTGTGTCCATTTAGAATAAATATCTCCGTCTTGAATGTAGACCTCAAGAGAGTTATCTACTACGGGAGTTTCTCCCAACTCAAAGGTCATGGCAGGTGCACCAGTTGATGTTCCAACCAATTCACCATAAGCATTTGTATTATCAGAAACAAGAGTAATTGAACGACCTTCGGAAGCACTTACGGTTCCCGTGCCAGCCACACCGTCAACTGCAGCACCTACTGATGAGTCAGCATTTGTTGTAAAGTAAACGGTTTGAACAGTGTCATTAATTGGTACTTGAGCGCTTACAACCGTTCCAACAGGAATAGTTATTAAGTCTTCAGATGANTTTGAAAAACNTAAATAAACAGTAGCCTGCCTAAATCCAGCAGGAACATACCCATAAGTTTGAGCAATATTTAAAATACTATCTCGTTGAGTTGCTGTTTGAATAAATGATTCATTAGCAGTTCTGTCAATATAGAAAGAGATCATGTCTCCCATGTAGGAAAATGCCTCTACTAAAGCAACGCCAAAGTCTGCTGGGTCGGATGCTGTCCACTCAGGTATACGGTCTTGAATACGTGCAATTAAATCTTCACGTAAAGAGTAGTAGTCTCTTCCCGTGTAATCAATTGCTACAGGGATATTAGATACTGGTGTTATACTCATAGTAACTCCTGATAGATTGGCTTAGTACCGTCGATAAGGACCAATCCAATGAGGGTACTTACAGTCTCATTGTTTGGTAATGCATAAATTATTTCTACGTTAAAGATGTTTGTGTAAGTATCAAAAGTTACGTTAGTAGTACTGAGTGTTAATAGCGGAAGTTGACCGTTAAAAGCGCTTTCAATTTCCGATTTAATTTGACTTTCAGCACTGGTTTCGTTTTCAAATAAAGCATATGGAATTAAAGTTCCAAAAGAAGGACGCATAACCCGTTCTCTAATAGAGGTTCCAATAACCGAACGAACTCTGTCAGCCCAAATTTTAGATTGTTCTGTTGTAGTTCCTACTTTTCCATATGAATCAATGGAGAAAGGCAACGCTAAAGATTTTTCAGACATTATTTACCGCTCCATCTTCTTGGGGTTATGTTGTATCCTGCAGAAGTTTGTTTAACCAAAGTAACTGCAGCACCTAGTTTAGAAGATGTTGGCTTTCTTTTGTTGGAAGTAGCCATTTCATTTTTAACGTTTCTTATGGGAACTGGACCAGAAGTTGATGGCCTTGTAGAACTTGGCTTGTTAGTTCCTACACCGTCTGAAAGACAAGTAAAATCAACAGTGTAACGGCCATCAAAATAGACTGTGTGTTCAGCCTTTTGAACAATCCAAAAACCATCAGTAGTATCTCCAGTGCCCTTTACTTCAACAGTTCGCCACGGGGATATTCTGGGGTCACCTTGACCAACTGCTTTGGCTGGAATGGTTAGGCGACCAAGTTGAGCCCTTGCTTCAGATAAAGACTTAGCCATCGCATTACTTCCCACAACAGTGTTTGTTTCTATTGTAGAAAAAAGTGGTTCAGTTGTATTTTTACGAAGTTTTTTACCCACTTTGTTAGAAGAGGTTTTTACACTATATGTCTTACCTGTTATTGGGTCTACTCCTCCTACTGTGTTTGTGCTTCTAGCAAAACTTGCAGACTCAATATGGTCTCCAATAGTTGGTTCAAAGTATTCTAAGGTTGGAGATATATAACTTGCATGAGGGTTTTTAAATGGGTCTTTAAAAGACATTACAGGAATAGTTGTCATAAATTGATCAATCATTTTATCAATTGGGTGAAAATGAAGTTCAGTTCCTACCACTTGCACTCCATAACCAATTTTTGTTGCTAACTCATTTAACTTTTCCCAATAAGAATGGCCAGATAATGATTGTTGAGAAAAACGAATTGAACTACTAGTTACAAAAGGTTTTAATTTAAACTTTTTAGCAACTTCTATTGCTATTTCGGATGCTGTTTTATTTTTCCAAATTTTAGAAGCCCTTTGTTTTAAAGGGTACGAAGCACCCACACACGTAATTGTTACTTCACGAATTAATTGATGTTTTGTAGGAAAAGAAACGTCTGTGGTATAACCTAAAAACTCTTCAGAAACTTTGTCATTTTTCCAAATAATACGAACAGGCACACCTGTTTTTATGGCTTTATAAAACGCTGTATTAAAACGTGAATAACGAACCTGAACAATGTCGTGTTTTCCCATTTCTTGAATTATAGTAACGCTTCTAGCGGGAACACTTACGGTTGGAAAATCTGGGTAAGTAACTTTAAAAGAGTTATTAAACCTATGTTGTTTTTGAGGATCAAACATTTGGAATCCTCAAATGAGTGCCAGGCGTAATTTCAAAAGGATTTAATATTTCTGGATTTATGTCCATGATTTCCCACCACAACCCTGAATCTCCAAGGTATTGAGCAGCCAAGTTATCTAAACGATCATTTTGTACCCACTCATATATAAAATATGATTGCAAATATTGTGGCCAATCTCGCAATACCACAAGATGATACTCTTGTTTTTTAGCATGCCAAACTTTGGCTAATTGCCCATCAGCATATCTGCTATCTAAATAGATCATTTATTATCTCCCTATGGGTTCTTTATATTAAGAAAACGTGAGCAAGATATGTTTACTTCTGACAAAATTGGAACCATGTTTTCATTAAAAATAACATGATTTACATCTAAAGAATTTACACGAACTTGATATCTAAGACCTTTACCAAGATGTAGTTCAACTTGAATGCCCTGTAACCAACCCCTGTCTGCAGTAAGTTGATCAAAAGCGTTAATAAAGTTTCCACTTGTTCCACTAATTGTTTTAAAAAGGTATTCAAGATCGTACATTGTTCCGTTTTTATAAACTTCTTTTAATTCATTATCATCTACAAAATATGGGTAAATGTCTTCTATTCTTTTACCAGTATCTCCAGAGTTAAACCCGTTGGAATCAAGCCATGCTTGATCCCCCATTCTATTTAATAATAAACTAAAAGATATTGTTCCGTTTTGTAAAGACAAAGTAAAACCAGTACCAGTATTTGCACCAGCAATAACTTCTGGATT